ATCTTGCGCGGAACCTGCCCTGCTCGCCACCGCCAAAAGATTCCTTTCCAATTTCCGACGCAGCAGGAGCGATCCTGGCGCGATTACGGTCCGTTCTCGTGCCTGCGGGCTCATGACTGGCGGTTCGCAAGAGTTTATAACTCTAAGCCTGCGCCACGCCGTTAGGCTAAGGATCGAAGGGATAATAACTTTTTGATTCAGCCTTGGCGGTAGGCTACGGGAGGAAGGAACAATAGCTGTAAGCTCTGGCGCTTCCGGTAAATTGGCGGGGGAGGCGGTAATAACTCTTCGTTGGTGCGCGATCCGTAATTTACGGAGGGAGCGAACAATAACTTTAAGATCCGGCCCTTCCCGTAATTTACGAATCCAAGGAATAATAGTTCTTAATTTCGGCACGGTTCGTAATTAATTGGATTAGCAAATAATAACTCTTAATCCAGGCGCTTCCCGTAAATTACGGGAGCAAGGAATAGTCTCGGTTAGAATTCGGCTCATCGGTAATTTACGGGAGGAAGGAACAATACCGCTAAGATCGGGCGCGGTTCGTAATTTACGGACTGAAGGCGGAATAACTCTTCGCTCGTGGCCGTGCGACAATTTCCTGGAGGAAGGGACAATAACTCTTCGCTGGCGGCTGAACCGTAAATTGCGGACTGAAGCATCAATAGCTGTAAGATCTTCCGACACTGGTTATTTGAGTGGTGGCAGGATGAGGTCGCGTTTCGAGAGTTCGGCCAGGAGCCATTTCATGGTGGAGAGCATCCTGGGTATGTCGTTGTACCGGTAGAGTATGGCGCAGGTCCGCAGGGCTTGGATCAGCGCCCTCTCTCGGTCAGCGTGTGAAGGTGTGTTCATGGGTGCTCGGAATCGCGGGAACAGAACGGAACCGGACGAATTGAGCGGACGATTAGGAAGCGGCCAAGGTGCCGACAGGCAAGGCGGACGATTTGCCTTGCCTGTAAGGCACCAATTCGTCCGGTGTAGTTCCCGCGCCGAAAACCGGACGATTGGACGATTTGTTTTGAAATCGTCCGGTGAAATCGTCCGGTGTCATTTCGTGCCATAATGACCCTTCTCATCCTTCTCGATATAGCCCTTTTCGACCATCCTTCTGAGCCGGCCTCTGACGGCTTCCACGTCCAGCGGGCAACGTCGGTTGTGAGCCTTTTGGAACAGTTCATCGAGCTTGTTATGGATTCCAGCAGGCTTGCCCGGTCCTTCCTTCAGTACCTGCAAGATCAGTGCATTGTCGATATCGGTTTTGGGTCCACGCTTGTGCTCTTCGAGTTCCGGCTTGTCGCACTGATGCCAGTAGAAACCGGATTCGGCTCGTTCGAGATAAATCCGATCTGTCAGTTCGTCTCCGTCTTCCCAACCGATCCGGTTTTGCCGTTTGCCGGCAATGAAGCTGTAGACGCCTGGAGTGTGCTTCCTGAGTTCGAGGGTAGCGCGAGGCCAGTTGGCGAACTCGACGCTTCCGTAGCCGGCGTACTCGCTTTCGTGCTCGCTCTTTGAGCTTGCGCGATTTCTGGGTGGATGGTGAACGACCATGACGCCGAGGTTGTAGTCTGTCGCCAAGACATCCAGGCCGCGTCTGACCCAGTTGTATGCGACGACGGGATCGGAGATATCACCGCCAGCATAAGCGAAATTGGGGTCGATGCATAAGATGTCGTAAGGCGTTTTGTCCAGTTTGGGTTTGATCGCTTGGTCAATGAAGCTCTGACCGCTGATGCCTTTGACGGTGTGCATGGCCCAATTCGAGTGCAGGCATGCTTCCTCGTCGCCCCGCAATCCGAGATTGTCACAAACGCTTCTGACGAACCTGCGGAGGTCGATTTCCGGGTTTTCGTTCTGGATAGTGAGGATCTTGAGCGGTTTTCTGGGTCGCAGACCAAGGCAATGCCGTCCGATAGCGAAAGACATTGTCAACTGGAGCAGGAGGATGGACTTGCCGAGTCCAGTGCCTCCGGCGAAGAGCAACCCGGTGCTGCGGCAGAAGAATTCGTCTTTTATCAGTTCGACCTTTGCAACTTCCTCGTCTGAAACGGGTTGGAGCAACTGGTCGAGTGTGTGCTCGATATTGATGAAAGTCATTTCCTCCCCTTCTCGGGCATTATCCGCCCAGTAGAAGATGGAATTGACGGTGATCTTGTCGTGACCTGGCCTTTGATCGTCCGAAAACGCCTTTTCCCATTTCTGGCGGTAGACGGTCAGGGGAGTGACCTTGTAGGCGTCCACGCCGTGGGACCACTCGACCCAGAGTTTGAATCCCCATTCGTGGTCCCACCTGAACAGGGCCATGCCGACCTTGACCCAGTCCTCGTAAGTCTCAGCCATGCCCTGAATGCGGCTCAGAGCCTTTCTGAGGCGTTCTGTGTCGTTGGGAGGCAAATCTGGTGCTGGAGGTTTGTGGGAATCGTCAGGAGGCAACGTGAGCTTTGCTGGGACGGCATCCAGGTTGAGGTAAGCGTCTGGATCATGACAGAGGAAGGCTAATCGAGCGAGATCGCCCTCGGTGTTGCCTCCTCTGTCGCCGCCGTAGCCTAAAGCCCGGAGTTTTCGGCCCATTTCCTGGACGTATTTGGTGTGTGTTGATGGTTTTGCGTTTTCCGGAAGGAGGAGGACGGCTTTGAGGCCGTCACCGGATGGGGACACGTAGACCAGGAGGCAACACGGCAGACTGACGATTTTCTCTCGGACACTGGGCAGTCTGTCGCCCAGGTCATCGAAATCGAATGCTGCCGCGTGTGAATATTCCAGCAAATGCGCCGCGGTACGTCTTCCGTTGAACAGACCGGCGAAGGTGACACCTGGGAGGGTGGTTTTCCGTTTCCGGAGTTCGTCTGGATTGGAGGCTTGGCGCACCCAAGCTGTCTGATTCTTGAGTGCGCCATCCTGGCGTATTTTGGCGACGATTTGCTGGAGTGATGCCTTGCTGACCTTCCGTGATTTGATATCTGGCTGATAAGTGAGCATCATTACTCCAAGTGAGGTTTAGGTCATCGCGTAGTTCAGGAGGAGCAGTGCATCCCCTGCCTCGACAGGGATCTTCAGCCAGGGGAACATCTGAGCGGCCTTATCCTTGTTGTAGCGTTTCTTGGCCGTGGCGCCCGCCTTCCTGACCTCCGGAGGGTATTTCAGGTATTCCGGTGGCCGGACGGTCTTGAGAGGCAGCCTGAGCGTTCTGAGCATGCCGTAGAGTTCGCCGCAGTGGAACCCGAAAACCATTGCGGCACTCTCGGGCACTCGTTTGCCCAGTGTCTTCGGAGGCATCTCGAACCAGGCTCGGCAATGCCAACCTTCGGTGGCGGAACGGATCATGATGTCATGGAAGATATCCAAGACATCCTGAAACGACGCTTTCCGGAGCGTGTGCAGCCCCACGTCCCGTGGTTTCGGGTATGCGACGGCGATTGCGCCCTGTTTGCCGGGGTCAACGGCTATGGTGACATCAGTTTTCATCATCACGAATGCTCCTGGAGGGCCATCCCGTTATTTGATTGAATACCGCCTCGGTCAGTCTGAGGTCGTTGTCGAGGTATTGGAGTGCTTGGTCCCGATGCTCGGCGTACACCGCGGAAAAGCGCGGGCCGATGTCGTCCTTAGCGGCGAACCCGCAGGCTATGCCGAGGTCGCGGAGGGATATCCTCTCGCCGTAGACGCCGCATGCCCAGATGAGCATTGTATCGTTGACCATTGCGTCACGGCGCAGCCCTTCTCCGACCCATGACGGGACGTGTATGCCCAGGAGCATGGACCGACGAGCCAGGAACGGGAGGTCGAACCCGACGATGTTATGGCCAACCAGAACGCATCCGGCATTATGGGCGCCGCGGATCCGCTCCCAAGCCCTGGGAAGCATGTCTTTTTCGGAACCTTCGAGGATTTCGACCGTGTCAGCCTGGAGCATCCCGATGCAGATGATCCGGCCTCTTTCGGCTCGCAAGGCGGATTCTGCCTTGTACTTTTCGGCTTTGTTTCTGAGATCCGCCTCGATCTTGGTTTGATCCTTGAGGCGCTTGTCCGGTTCGATCTTGTGGCCCAGACGCTGGATCGCCTGATCGTCAGGCCCGGTCTCGATATCGAGGATGAGAGGTTTCATGGTCAGAAAGGGATATCGTCTTCTTCCTTGTCATCGGAAGGCGCCGTGCTGGCCTCAGTTTCCTCTCTGACGGTTTGCGCGATGCCCTGGCTGGCTTTGTACTGTTCGCTTTCCTTCGCCACGTTCTGGACCCATTTAGGCACTGCGTCCCACGGGTGTTCGCCGGCAATCGCTTTCTCGACTTCCCAAGTGACAGGCGTCACGTCCTTCGTGTCCACCTTCACGGACTTCGGCACTTGCGCCACGCCGTTGACCTTGTCGTAAACCCGGCCATCGTCCCGTTTCTTGTGGATGATGCTTACCGTACACGGTTTCCCGGCGATCTTGCGGAGGTCAAATCCGGCAAGCTCTTCGTCGGAGAACGACTTGCCGCGCCATGCTTCAAGGTGCTGACGCAGTGTCGCTCTCTCGTGCAGGCTGTTGGTGTATCTGCGGGAGGTGCTCATCGGCAGTTGTTCCTCGCCTATCGGATGATCCGGCAGGAGCCAGGACAGGATCACTTGGTCCTTCTTCCCGAACTCGCCGTCCTGGGTTCCGACATCCGCGACCAGGCAGCAGACGCCAATGTGCGTGCCTTCCGGTGCGGGCGTGAAGTCGCCGGAAGCGTTTTCTGGTTCACGAGCGATCAATGACATGCTATTCTTTCTTCTGAGGGGTTTATGTTTTGGTGATGCCCGGAGGTTCGCAGTGAGCCTCCGGGTTATTGTTTCATGCTTCGGTGGGCGCAAAGCCCGCCATGTCGAACGTGACGCCACGTCCGCACGTAATCCGAATCTTGCCGGCATCGGCATCGAAGGAGCAGTGGACGCAATCGGTGGAGCAGTAGAGTTCCCCTGGCCGGAACGGACACCGCGCCTTCTCGTAACTGCCAAAGCCGCTGTTGACTTTCACCGTGCCGCCTTTGCCTCGACTGTCTGTGTAGGGGATGAGTTGACAGTTCATCGTTTCCGTCGTCGCTTTCTGGTCAGTCCAGGTTCACTCACCTTCTCACGGAGGTACCTGATGGATGCGGTGAGTTGCCTCAGTTCGCTTTCTTGCAGCGTCTGAGGCCGCACCAGGCATGAACGCATGAAGACGATCGTATCCAGCACCTCGCGCATCTTGGCGCGTGTGACGTGGAGAGAATCGTGACCAGTGTTCATTGAAGAAAGGCGCCCGCCAACGTTATGCCTCCGGTATATGCCAGAGATGAGGAACCGGACGATGACGGGACGCCAGAGTGTTAGGCCGCGCCGACCGGCAGGTTCATCGGGTCAACAACGGGCTTGTCTGGTGCGGACTGGTTTAGGTCCAGCGGGTTGTCCTGCCCGTGGAACTCGTCAACGTAGGTTTGCGCCTTCTTCACCGCATTGACGAAGTCGGTCTTGTCCTGCGGAGTGAGGCTGTCGTTGGCGCGTCCGCTGGGCGAAATCCGCAGGTTGACCATCGCCGCCACCAGATGGTTCTGTGCGGCCTGGAAACTGGTGTTTTCGACTAAGGCAGTTGCCTCGTTGAAATCACGCAGCGGCATTGTCGCCAAGTAGTGGAAGTCCGATGTCGTCGCGGTCGTCGTCTCGATCAGGCGGAACAACCAAGCGAAGAACTGATCGCATCGCGCTTTGTCGTCGTCTGTGATGCTCGTCATTCGAGCACTGACCATCCGGCTCAGTTCCTTGCAGATGCGGTAGACTGCATTGTCGAGGATTTGAACGCTCATGTTGTTGGTTGTTGTTGGTACGGTGGGAGCTATAACGGTCTGATCTGCCATTTCTTTCCTTTCGTTTTCCGTCGTTGTGTTTGGTTTTCGGGCGCGGCGGGAGTTGATGTATCCAAGAGCCTTCACCTAGTCTCAGTGTGAGGAGATGTCGGTGCAGACGATGAATTGTCCGTGGAACCGGACGAATGGCCGCACCGCGCCCGAAAGTCTGTCTGGAGGAGCCGCAGAGCACTCAGTCGAGCAGTCCAGCGTTCCCTCTCATCAATTGTCAAAGAGGAGTTCATGCCGTCCACCGCGGCGTCAATGTGCTGACCGAGAACGACATAGAACTCATTCATTAGAGCTTTGCTGGATGCACCAGTGTTCGTGTGCCGTCCTGGACACGGATCCAGGCGTGCTGTTCCTTTCGCCTGTTCCATGTCCCACGGCATCGGTGTCGTTTGTCCCAGATCAGAACGGTATCAACACCGTCTATGTGGAACGTCTCATGGTGATTCTGGCTATCTGTACTCTGGCTGTTCATGGCTTTTCCATTGTCGCTTCTTTGTTCTGCTGCTTGATGTCGCGCATAAGAGCCTCCCCGGCCCGACGATTGACCTCCCGCAGTCCGTGCAGGCAATTCGGCAAAATGCTACCGAATGCGTTGTCCAGTTCATTGAACGCGCTTGCCAGATGAACCTCTGACCGCTTCAATGCCTCGTTCATTTCCACCAGATGTTGGTCCACGGCGGCTTTCGTTCCGCCGAGGATGAATTCGGAGTCTGGCACTCCATTTCCGTTGTTTTTCATTGCTGTTCATGGTGCGCAAGGTGCTAAAAGTCTGCGTCTGATGGCCTTGGTCAGTTCCCGCACGTCGTAGTCCCACCGGGAATCGGTGAGTTCAGCGGCATGAATGCTCGTGAGCGGGAGCAGTATCTCCGGCAGTTCACGAGGCATACATGCGCCGTCCACGAGTACCGGGAAGGTCGGCACCTCGTGTTCCCACGATGCTTTGAGTTCGATCTGGATGATCTCCGAGGCTTTCCACCGTGGACCGATGACACAGAGCATGGCCTGCGAGGTCCGTATATGGCCCACAATCGCCTTCAGCCAGTCCTCCCCTGCGCTGATACCCGACAGGTCGTGGAAAGGCAGGAAAGAGCTTTTAAGGCTCTGCACGAGCCTACCGGCGTGACCGGAGGAATCGTGACGGTGATAGCTGATGAAGACCTTGGGTTTCATTTCATCAACCGGATGATCCGGTAGGCGACTTGGGGGACGATGGCGTTTCCGAGTACTTTGAGCCGGTTAACGCGGTCTGGGATGCCGGTGGCGATTCTGGGGACACTGGGATCTTCGTCAGGCCAGAGACATCGGTGTAATCCTTCGGGTAGCCCATCAGAAATTCCACAAACTGAGGGTTGAGCAATCCGCCCAGACGGTTTCTCTGGTCCGCACTGGCTTGTCCTCGGCCCTTCGCGGCGCCCAGGTCCGGTGTCGGGTACAGCTTGCTCTTGGTCTCGCCCCGCTCCACTGCGTAGTCCAGTCGATCCCGTGGCGTGCCGTTCTTGCCGCTGCCCTTCCAATCCGTTGCCTGTGCCGTGGGCCACAACCCCGTCTTGTCCACCACCGCATGATGCAGGCTCTTGCCCCACTTGGTCCCCTCCGATCTTCCCTGTTTCTTCGCGTCCCTCAACTTCGTGCCATCCCTGTGGTTGTTCGTGTCCGGTGTGGGCCACAGGCTCTGCGCCAGCACTTTCTCCTCCAGAGTCACTTGGTACTCGCCGCCGTCTTTCCTCGTCGCTGGCTTTCCCGTCGTCGCTAATGCCTCGACTCGATCCTGCATCACTGGCGGTTGAGTCGCTTTCGGTATCGGAAACATATCCCCGTCTCGTCGCGAGAATCCACACCCTGTCTCGTCTGTGCGGGGCATCGACGGCACAAGCCGGAATAACCAGCGTCCCGCAGGCGTAGCCGATCCTCTCCAGGTCAGAAAGCACAGTGTCGAGTTCCATGCTGATGATTCCAGCAACGTTCTCACCCAGGATGAAACGAGGTCTGCACTCTTCAATAACGCGGACCATTTCCGGCCAGAGATGGCGGTCATCTTCCTTGCCTTGTCGCTTCCCGGCGACACTGAAAGGTTGGCAGGGGAATCCTCCGGTGAGAAGAGTGACCCCTGCGTAGCGTTTGCCGTCGAGGTCGTGGATGTCGGGATGGATGACTGCACTTCCACGCATAGCAGATCCCTTCCTTGATCCGCTTTCCCTTTCCCCGAATGCTTCGCGTCCTGAGCCTGCGGCGTAGTCCGCAACCGCCCCGAACTGCTTGGCAAGGACACGCTGGCAGAATTCGTCCCGCTCGCAGAAGGCGATTGTGCGGTAGCCTGCCCATCTGGCGGCGAGGGCGAACCCGCCGATTCCACTGAAGAGGTCAAGGTGGGTTCGCTCATTCATTCCTCCCCTGCAATCCCGCGGTAATCGGCTCTGGCGTAGAGATAGCCGGCAACGGCGCACAGGCCGAAGACGACGGTCATGAGCAGAACGAAGGTCACGACTTAGCCTCCGCCCTTTCCAGGATCCGGCGCAGATACCCGATGTTCCGCAGGCAATCCGCCTCGGCGTCGAGTTCGCCCCACTGCCGGTGTTCCCGGGCAGCCTCTTCCCAGCGGGCAATGCCGGCGCGGAGCCGTTGGATTAGGTGTTGATGAGAGGTCATGGCTTCATCACAACGATTGCGCTCGGGAACGGAGCGGATTTCTGGCAGCCACCGAATCGAATCCGGCCTTTCGGGAAATTGACGTGGAATCCGTTGACGTGATTGTGCCACCAGTTCGTATCCGTCCTTGCCGGAACCAATGCGACGACGGTGGCACCGTTCTCGTTCACCTCCTTGTGTGCCTTCTCCATCCAAATCGGCAACGCCTTCCCGTAAGGCGGATTCATGAAGACCGTTTCGCCGGCCCACGACTGCTTCAGTCCGTCAATCTCCGGCGTGAAATACCGTTCGCACTTGGCCGTTTCATCCGTGGCACATGGGTCCAAGGTGAAATGGAACTCGGCATTGAGTCGGTCAAAGAGATCCTGCGGAGTTGACCAGTCATGCCGTTTGGATTGAAAGATCGCCTTCTGCTTCTTCTTGGATCGGTAACGCGCCATCCTTTCAGCATGCGTCAGTGGGCGATTCTTGATCGTGGGCCGACCCATCTTCTTTCGGACTTTTGTATACATGATGTTGTATATAAAAGTCGGGGGAAGTTGCCCTCCCCCGACTCCGTTGAACTACTCAAGGACGATGCCCAAGGCGACTTGGATGCACTTGTTGCGCCGTTCACCAATCCAGTTTCCAAGTTCCTCAAGGCATTGCTTTTTCGCTGCCCCTTTGTACTCGGTCCCGGATCGGTATGCGCTCAAGGCGCTCGCCATCGTCTTCAGGAGGCGGACACGATTCCCGGCTCCGTAGAAGCGTTTCATGTCGATGGACTTGATCCTCTCAACTGCGTGGATTCCACTTCCATCGCCGCAATACAACTCGCAATAGTCCCTGGCCTTAGACGGATCGGTGCAAGCCATCGCCACCAGAGCACCCATGAGCGTTACGGGAGGCTTGCGGTAATCCGCGAACTGTTCCCGTACCAAGGTGATCTCATCGAGGAACAAAGCCTCCAAACGATGCACCTGTTCTGCCGTCAATTTGGCCCAACGATTGCTAGCGAGGAAAACGACAATGTTGACGAGCGAAGAGACCAGTCCTCCGTCCTTTCTCCCGTAAGCGATCTGCCAAGCATTATTCACGGTCCTCTTTCGACCACGGTCCATCACCGTGATGGTCGGAACGTCACCGTTGAGGCTTGGTTGTTGCTCGGGCATGTTTTGGACGACAAGCAGGACTTGTCCTTTTTCGCTGGAAGAGATCGCACGCAGCCGCGTTTGACCATCCATGACAAAACCATCCGCATTGAGTGCAATGGCTTGGTGGGTAAGAACGAATGTGCCATTCCGCATATGCAGGGCCAGGTCTTCAATCGCCTGGTTTGGACAACTGCGTTGGCTGAACCTGCCTTCGGCAATGGCTTTGTCCGTTTTCTCAATCCACTCCTCCGCTTTCTCTGGAGTGATGTGTTGGAACTCAACGACGATATCTCGCACCATCTTGAGCCGTTCTTCAGTTAGTGTGTCTTCAGTCTTCATAACCGCTTAGTCGGTATTTACTGAATGGGCATGGTTAGGTGTCCCGCCGGATGCCCAACTCGACAGGAAAGTCATGCCGCCTCCTGTCCGTTCTTGCGTCGCAGCCATTTCTCGGGTGGCAGATCGAGGCAATGCTCGACCGCACGCTCATAGATCCGGTTCAGCGGAAGTTCCTCCCGTGAGGCAAGATCCCGGACCCGGTCATGGACGGAGCGAAGGAACTGCAAGGAGACAGGCTTGCGAGGTTTGGATTCCGTTCTCATTGCAAGTGCAAGAATATGCTAGCAACTGCATGCTGTCAAGTGACTGATATGCTCCTCCCCTTTTCATCGATGGTTTCCTGAAGGTTCCCGAGAAGGAACTCTGAGTCAGGACCGTTTGGTTTCTTGCTGTTCATGGTTTTGGGCCAGGGAATCAACCAGTACGGCGAGGAACCGGGTTTGGGCTGGTTGACTCCCCGGCAAGATGTGCGTAGTCGGCCCTGGACTTCAGGTAACCTGCTACGGTGCAGGCTCCAAAGACCAGTATCATGAGTGCAACGATTACCATTGTGCTTCAATCCTCGCTTTGACGGCAGCATCGATGAACTCAGACAAGGTCAACTTTCGCTTCTTGGCTGCCTCAGTCGCAATGCGGTGAGTCGCAGGCCGGAGCCGGAAACTGACTCCAGCCTGCTTCGTTGGTTTCTCTTTCGTTTCCTTCATGCTCAAGACCAGTACACTAGATAGTGTGCTACGTCAAGAGAACACTTTCTGAGAAAAAAGATCACTCTCACCCTTGACTAGTGTACTAGGTAGTGTACTGTGCTTACGTGATGACAATGAACTACACCGAATACACGATTCAACTGTCAACGGACCCGAGCTACTACGGAGACACCTGTTCAATCGATGATGCCGAGAGGATCGTTGCTCAACTCAGTGAGTTGATCAGAAATGAGTTTCCGGGAATCGAGATCGAAGTTGCCTCCGAGATCGGCGGTAAAACGACCGGCCCGGACGAGGATATCTGCCAGGACATTCATTCCTGGATCAGTGACAACTGGACAGCCGCACTCTAACGACATGAGCATGAACATCACCAAACCCAACACAATGAAAGCACTTATCTTTGCCACCCTTCTAACCGTTGCCGCTATGGCAACTGAAACCACCATCTGGGAGACTGAACCTGATCCTCGCGGGAACATCTATTCCGCGATCCTGATTCAGGACACACCCAATGACGATGACAGGATCTACCTGTCAATCCGGTTCCCTGACGGCTCCGCCGGCAAGCTCTGGACAGTCTGGAAGTCAACTGACGGCGGCACAACATGGACCGCAGTGGAGCATGGTGCAGTCCCTGCCAGCCTGTTCCATCAGACATGGGAGAAGGTGAACGGAGCCCAGCATGCCATGTACACGCTGCAGTCGGGTTAGTGAGCCAGAAAGATTGCGAAAACTTTTTTGCGATCCTCCCTTGACAATACCCAAGTAGCTTGGTATTGTGTCCCCATGATGATTCTTTCATCTTCTAAGTCGGCCACCTTCAAGGTGGGTTCACTGGTCCGCAACTTTGGTGCCGAGGTCGAGGTCTTGGCCGAAGACGACGGGTTGCGCGGGATGCTGGTCAAGATCGCTCCGGTTTTCCGGGACGGACGCAGGCAAGGCGGTGCCGGTCAGCGGTACTTCGCCAACCCTGAGAAGTGCGAGATTCTTTAACGAGAATCACCCGCTGGCAGGCCGGGGAAAGTCTGCCGAACTAGAACATAATGAAATGCCCTGAATGCGGCCACGAATGGACAGCCACCCGTTCCGAGATATCTCGCGAACTTGGTCGGCGCACCAGCGAGAAGAAAGCCAAAGCGTCCCGCGAAAACGCGAAGAAAGGCGGCTGGCCGAAGGGTCGAAAGCGAAAGGGAAACTGACACCGAACGAATGAACACCTTTAGACGACTGATGGAACTGCGCGAGCAAGATTTGCTCGCCATTGTGATCACCCTGCAATGCGGCCTCGCGTCCGTGCTGGTCTGGATTGACGCACTGAACCTGTGGCGTGCCTGCGGCTACGCGCTGGCGGCTGCCGGCGCAACCTGGCTGCTATGGCGAGGCACAGTGATTATGAATCGGCGTAAGCTCTGGGGACCAACTGCTCTGGCGCTGGCCGCCATCATTGCCACCGCGTTCTTCCTTCTGACCATCGTCCATGTGCCATGGCTGTACGCCAGCCTTGCCGCGCTCGCGATCTACTTCCTGCCCACGGTAATCGCGTACATGAACAAGTGCGTACAGAAGGACACCGTCTTCGTCATCAACCTGTTCCTCGGCTGGACGTTCGTCGGTTGGGTAATGGCGATGATCTTCGCCTCTTGGCGGTATCGGCGGATGCCGAGGGATTGATGATTACGGCCTCGCCGGCACCGACTCCGGCACGTCCATCCGAACGGTTTAACCCTCCCGGTTCCCGTTAGTCCTCCCGGCAATCCAACCGATCAGGCCGCCGGCGATCACCTTCATTAGGTCGCCAATTACCTTGGTGATCTCGACATTGCCTTGCTCGGTGGAGATGGATCTCCCTTGGAACGATGACACGACATCGGTGATGCCAAGTGCCAGGAACGGGAACAGCAAGCAGGCAGCCAACGTGACGGCGACCCAATCCTTGGCATCCCAGTGTTTCACGAGATTACCATCTCGGCATTGTGCAGCTGCAACTGATTCTGCGGTGTCTTGAACCAGAATTCAACGAGGTCATTCGTGTTCAGCGTCTGAAACACTGACCAGCGACGGTATTCTTTTCCGCTAGGATTGACCGTTGTCTCCCATGTCCGGGCAGCGGCGCCGTTAACATAGACGGCGAAGGTCAACTCGACATCAACGGTGTCCTCGTTGACCACGGTGATCCCGACATCGATCTTGAAACGCCGACTCGTCCCGTCGTAGCGCGCACTGAAGGTGGCCATGCTGGTGAACCCTAGAACGTCGTCCGTCGTCAACGGAGAAGTCTGGAGGCGGTACCATGTATCCGGCGTAAGCGAGCCGTAATTGAAGACCGGCGCCGAATCGTAGTTGTGCGTCACATAAGCCGCATACGGATTCGGTGTGATCGGCTTATACGTACCATCGTCGGTCAGGTACTGATCACCGGCTCCACCAACGGTCAACGTATCCAGGAGGGCTTTATTAGCGTGCGTATGCCGATCACCAGTGTTTGTCTGGACCTCACCGGCAAGCTCATCAATCGCGCCTTGCACCGTCGTGCTGGTGAGATGGCTTGACGCTGGCGAGAACGTCACGAGCAGTCCGGTGTAATCTCCGGCCACGGCAACCACGACGCCTGTCCTGCCGAACACGGAGTCAACCGCTCCGCCTCCGCCTCCTCCAGAACCGACAACGGACCAACCTGAGCCTGACCACGACCAAAACACGTTTTGTCCCGCGTCATACGCTATGGCCGTTAACCCGGTGAACACGTCCTGAGGCGTATCAGTTGGGGGAGAACCGCCACCTGGGCTCGTGATCCTCGGCCATCCAATGAACAGTTCATCGAACTGGACATAGGCATCACGCTGCGTGGCCGGGTTCGTCCGATCCGGACCACGGAGAACGAAGGATGGATGCGCGAATTGACTCGCGGCATGCAGGAACAATTCCAACCTGTACGGCTCGCCACCAGTTCCAACCTCGTAATCGTTATGCCACAACCAGAGTTTTGGAGTGACCAACGGCATACCGATGTTCGCGCCCGGACAATACACTTCCAGCGCACTACTGACCTTGGACCCATCATCGGTCAGGTTTGAATCTCCGATCTCATCCGTTGCGGTGAACTTAGCCAAAGCATTGACTGTTCCCGGACCAACGGCACCACCATCGCCACCACTAAACGCTGACACGTCAGACGTTGACACCAGATCCCAGTCCGCCGATATGACGGCGTTCTGCACTAGGATATCCGTTCCGTATGCGTTATCGTTTAATTGCCCCGCGTTTCCACCGACCTGCAGATAACCTCGTGCGGTATACGGTGTCGTCGGCCAGTAGTTGGCTACCTCCATGTAGTCGATAGGAGTAGCCGTCTCGGTCTGGAACGTGAACGTGTCGCTGCCGGAAATCCCGGTTGACGCGGGCGAAACCCCAAATGCTATGTAACTGGCTTGCGCGTTGGTTGATTGGATTGTCCACGTTTGCCCGCCGCCAATGATTCGATCACCCACCTGCAACGCTCTGAGTTCTGTTTCACGACTGACAGACGGGATCGAGTCATCCATGTAATTGATCTCCATCAAATCAGGTCGAGACCGAGAATGGACAATCTCCCCCGCTGCCGGAACAGCGGGGTTTTGCGGAGTGCCATAGTACCAGTCAGCGGACCACTCTGCCGGTGTCGGATCTGTCTCGTGAGCAATTGAGATGATTTCGAGCGTGGAACCTGACGTAACAATGACCGGCGAGATATTGAACTCCTGCCAACCAGTAGCCTCCGCGGTGAACAGGATCAACTCCTGAATCTCATTACTGCCGTCTGGGTCTAGCACCAGGAAAATCCGATATGTGATCCCGGTGTAGGCATATACTCTGTAGCCTAACAGATACGCGGAAACGTCGAACGTAAACCTGTTGCCGGATCTGATTTGAGTGGCCGTGTCCTGAGTGAAAGCCTCGGTTCCGGTAAACAAGTAGAAGGACTGACCACTTGGTTGCGGTGACGCTCGCTCGCTTGTTTGCTTGTTGGCAATCATGGTCCAGCCACCGTCCCGAACCATGTCGTTCTTCTCGTAGGTGTTACCGAAGACATACGGATTCACCCACCGCACCCGTGTTCCACCAACCTGAAGGTCCAGGTCCGAGTGCAGGATACTCTTTGCGTCACCGGCACTGGTTACGAACGGATGCAACGAGTCGGTTGGGACACTGGTCAGGCGCGGGAAGTTGACCGGGTTCACGCCGGTCTGGCTTGCAACTGCGCGTAGCTGTTTCTGATCGAGGTTTCCTGTGCTGCTCATGGTGATTCAACTCCCGTCTTCAAAGGCACTCCAAGTGCAATGCCGGCTTCCGCATACGTCGTCAGTTCGATTGTCCGAGTCAATTCCTGACCGGAACCTTCCTGGCAATTGGTAAGTGGATACTGACCGCTCGGAGGCGCCGAGGGATTCCACGAACCGCGAAACAAAAACTTGCATGTCGTGAAACCCGGTTGACACTCAGGCTCTTCTCCGGCTGGCTCAATACAAATCCGTTTTTGGGTGAAAGCGTAACCCAGACCGCAGTCTCCCGGTGAATCCGGCGTTTTCTCCGCAACGGTCAAATACTCGGCAAACTGAACCGGCACGGCAATGTCCTGGTTGGAGATCAACGCCTGAACATCCGGTGGCAACGCCTTTTCCCAATAAACAATATCATCCTCTTTGATCCTGAATTCATACGTCGCACGTTGCGCCCGAATGTTGTACTCGCTGCCGCTGCACGAGGGATCAATGTCCCAACTGTAATATGCGTTGTAACCGGTTCCTGGCTCCCAGTCCGGTGGCGGCACGATTGACGGTGTCGTCGGGTTGTGACCGGCGACACCGTTGAGAACCACGGAATCCGGACAAGTCGCGTTCGTCGGTTCCTTGTCCGAGTACCCTGCCTGCTGCACGTCCGAATACTGGTCATATCTCTGTTCGAGACTCACCTGCCACGGCAGCCGCACAGCGGTCAAAAGGTTCATGGCATTGGAAAGCAGATTGAAATGTTCCGCGGCGGCTTTCACCGTCGGCAACGGCCCGAACCCATGCGGAGCATCAGTTCTCAGGTCACCGTTATTCAAATACTCGGTTTCAACCACAGGCATAGGCGGAATCTGCTCGTACCGCTCACCACTGACGTACCAGATCAGGTCGTCATACCGCCATTCCCTCATGTACCTGTTGCATGCCTCATCACTACGAAGCCCGAAAGTCGTGTCCAGATATCCCTCGCACATATGCCGCAGATAACACTCGGCCTGAGTGTAATAGTCGTGAAGGAACTTCGTGTCCCACGGGTTCTGGACGTTGTTGGTGTCGATGTAACACTCCGGCAAGAGGTGAACGAACCTGAAATGCGGAAAGATGGATGCCTTAAGTTGCGTCACAATCGGTTGCGTTCCCCAGGCGACACCGTTCAAGCCCTGGTCACCGATTGCCCAGTGCGGATTCCAGTCCCAATACCACTTGAGCAAATACATCCGCAACCCGTTCTCGTTGGAACGATAAGCGTTGTCCGTTTCAGCCTGTAAGGTTGCCGGATCCCAGTTCCAGTATTCCGGAGCATACTCCGCGGGCGCCTGATCGCTCGTGTGCAACCGAGTCTTGAAGTCAATCCGAACCTGATGCTCGTTGGGTTCGGTCAACCATGATTCCGAAGCTTCCGTGAACCACGCGTCCCCGTTCTCCGTGAGCCACTCCATCGCAACCGGAGGAATGTCCTCAACCGTCTCAACCTCGACCGGAGGCTCGTAAATTCTGCAAGAAGCAAAGAACCGTTCCTTATTCGTTTCGGAGTCCGGTTTCGCATACGGATTGAGTGGTGAATTCGCCGTTCCACCAGTCGGATGCGCGTTTGGATGCAGCATCGCGTAATTGAACAGACTGGGAGCCTCGTAACGCTTGTTGACCGCTGTTGTCGTCGGCATCCAGCAAACGTGCTGGTGCAGATGATCGGTGTTCAGCTTGTCCCGCAACTCGTCCGCGGCGAACAAGGCGCGATTGTGGAACCCGTGCTGATCGGCATACACGTCCGGTGTCCAGAAGATCGCGGAATCATCGTAAGGCGCCAGATCAACCTCCATCACCCATTCGTTGGTTTCGCCGTTCGCCTCCGCGGCATGCACGATAGGGTAAATGGCCTCGAAATTGTCTTGAGCGGATCTCAACGGGTCATAACGCTTAAACCAGAGGCTTTGAACACCGTTCTGATATGCCATCGTCACGAACGACGAACGATGCGGCATTGCCAGATGCCTGGACGTGAAATGCCTGGTCGACTCGTAATATCCGTTGGCATTAACCGTGGGAGAAATGTCCGGCAACCCGTTGCTGTTGTTCTGGACATTGTCAATGGCCCCGTATTTGACGTAAGACTCCCAGAGATAATCCGAGAGATCAGTCTGTGTCCCGCGCCCGTCCCAGTTCGTTGAATCCCGCGCGCCCCCAAGCCGCAGCACCGTAGCCAGTTCCGGCAGACCGGGCTTGTAATCGAGGATCTCGGTGAACTCGATCCCGAGGTATCCGTCCGTATCCAGCGTAAGCGCGTCCAGAACGCTCACATTCACGCCCTGAAGCCTTTCAAAGCGTGCATCGTACAAAACACCCGAATCACCCGCCGGCACGTTGTACATCCATTCTCCGCTTGCATGGGACACTCTCAGCGTAACTGGTGACAGGAGTTTCTCTCCTCGGATCCGGAACTTGCCGCACACGAACTTCTCATGCCAGGTGTACCCCGGGAAGAACGGTGGAACGGCAGGAATAGGAGAACCGGCAGGCAAGTTCGATGTTGTTTCCCAACGTGGATAACGCGGAACCGAGTCACCGGCTTGCATCCTGGCCGGCGCAAGGTGAAACCCCATACCGAAGAAACCGGCCATGTCGAACGTGTTCTGGAGGAAGTAATCCGCGTCCTGTCTCTGAGCATCACTGCCCCGGTATTCCCGTGCATAAAGGTGTCGGATGAACTCCCGCCAGAAGTTGTATTTCTTCGTCAGTAACGGCTCGAAGAAGGAGGAGAACCGTTGCCAAGCGCCGAAGGTCCAATCGTTCCATCCGTTCTCGGCAATCTGATCCCAGATGTACGCCTCGTTGATGACCTTGGCATTCGAGAAGTCGTCCAGCTTAGTGTCGAGGATCCAACCTCTCTGGCTGCCTGCATTGTCCCAGGCTTGTGTGTCGCTCAGGATTGGCGAGACGACGATCCCGTTTGTCCGCTGATATTCCGGGAATACTTCGTCCTGATTGGCTCCGTTCCCGAAGATATACGCACCAAGCACACTGCTTTGGGAGATGCCTCCGCTTTCCCCTGGTGGATTCGCCGGCCAGAGATCCGTTGGAGAGTCAGGCGTAATGTTGTGGTATCGCTCATAAACAGCCTGGTCAGGTGTCCAACCCTCGCCGGGTTCAAGCTCGGACAAGGACTTGTTGTGAACCAGATTCCGGAGAGGTTGATAAAGGCCGTATGCCACGCGCCACGCCGCATCACCGATTCCGGAACGGAGACGGTCGTTGAATGCCCTTGCCAGAATGTTCCGCTGGGAACTTCCGATGTACTGACCGGCATTGACGGTCGGCGCTCTGGTCCATTCAACAGGCATAAAAAAGGCGCACTAACACCACGGCACCATGAACAGCAGGAAAGATCACCATGACATCAGTGCGCCAAATCACCCCCACCGAGCCACAAGCAATTCACTAAGATTTCCCGCTTTGATCTTCTGAATCACCTTCGATTCGTAGGTCGTCCCGGACGGCATCTTTCGAATCAGCATATCTTTGCCCGCCTTCGGTTGAAGGGACTTGACCTCCAACTCCATTTTCCGGAGCCGCTGTTCAAGCTTCCTGATCATGGTGATGTGTACGGTGCGTAATAGTAGGTACTGAAGTACGTCCCCGATTCCCAGGTTTCTTCAATCTCGAAAGAGTCATTCCTGGTGTACGTCGTGCGGGAAGTGCGCTTCAGCCATTCATTGATTCCAGGAGGAGAGATCCATGCCGGCAATCCCACGTTCTGAATCTGCGCCAATGTCCAGAGCATGTTGACTCCATCGTGAATGTCTACGGTTTGCTGATACGTCGGAGGCACCCTGAGTCGGCGCGTGATCGTGTATACCGTACCGTAAGCGGAACGCAAGCCGGTGGCATACTCGTTCAGAAACTGCTGAACATCCGCGTATGCCGTGGTGATGTCTCCCGGCCAGGAACCCGGCGTGTCAGGATTGTTTCCGGTGTAGCTCACCCAGTACCGAAGCAGGTTGTTGTAATCAATCGGCAATGTAACGTCCACGGGTGAGCCGGTGGAATTGTCCGTCAACGTGATCGAGAGAATATTGTCCGACCACGACTCAACCAGGCTACGCCAAACCGATTTACGATCCTGAGCCAGTCTCGGGAAATCGCCTGCCCCACCATCAACGAACTTGTTCAGGAACGCTTTCGTCGTTCCGTAATCCCAGATGTCAACGGTCTGCTCCGCGGTGTTGACCTCCCAGACATCGGTTCCGACAGGCTGCGTGTTGTCCTGAACCGGGTAACCTGTATCGGCATCAAGTGCCGTGGCTTGGCTAGTGAGTCGCAGGTTGCCGTAACCGCCAGGAACATATTCAAGCGAGACATCTCGACTTGCACTTTGCAAGAGCAGCCATTCCTGGTATGCCTTCGGCCACGCGCATTGTGTCGTCTGCTCGGTTGTGTACCCACGCTCCTTGTCCCAGGTCCAAGTCGTGTTCCAGATCAACCGGTCCTGACTATCCCGCGGTGCGTCTTTGCCGAAATATTTCATGGCTCCTCGGACACCGCGTTCGCGGTTCTGGTGGATTGACGGACAAGTTCCTTCAGGTAAAAGACAAGATACTCGCTAAAGCCTTCCTGTATTGTTCGGTTCACCGCGCGAGTCGCCACAGGATCGCCGGCAGCCGCGGCCCCTGCCGTCAACCATCCTCCCGGCAAACGCTTAGCCAACTCACTTGCCGACCCGACATCCTCGGCTCCTTGCCGTAATGCCTCTATCCCCTGTGCAGCCGACCGTACTGCCTCAAGAATGCTCAACAGAGTCGGCGCAAGATCAGATGCCAACTGTTGCCGGATCGTGGTCAGTTCATCACTGATCGTCGCTGCACGTTCGATTGCCCCGGCACTGATCACCGGAGCTTGCGCCATCAAACCAGGAATGTTCTGTCGCACCGCGGACAAGTACCTTCCGCCGGCTCGACCCAACAACGCCCGACTGATCGCGGTGGCATCACCGGACCTGGCAAGTGCCGCGGAAACTCGCGTGAACAGTTCCTCCGGCCCCATCCGTTGCAGTTCCCAGACCTGAATCCCCAAGTCACGGAACGCATCAATATAAGTCGTTGTCCCTCGTTGCGCGTCCCTCTGCGCCACTTGCAAGCGTTCGTAAGAATTGATGATTTCCTGTAGCGTCAACCCGGTCTGTTTCGCCACGAAATCAAACCGCTGCAACGTGTCCGTTGATAGGTTCGTTTGACGGTTCAGGTTTCGGAACCTCTCAGCTGTTTCGGTGAACTTCTGAATTGAGGAAAACAAGGCGCTGACACCGCCGGCAGCCGCAAAACCAGGTAGCATGCTCCCCAGCCCTCCCAACCCGCGAGTGAAATTACCGATCCGGCGTTGCGCTCCGTGGAAAGAACGCTGGAACTGGCCAACATCCGCGCGTAGACGGATTACATGTTCACTAGTTGAAGGCATCGGGCATCAGTTCCCCTTTACGCATCCGATCCGCGAGTTTCTCCAGCGTCTCGTCGTAATCAGTCTTGAAGGTGCAACCGCCTTGAGATTCGGAGTATGCCGCACATTCCCAGATTGCCTGTGCCACCGGCATCCCCATTGCCTCCGCATGCCTGTACCCTAGGCTGCCTTGCAATAACACCTTTAGCTGCAACAAATCCGGCGCCCCAGCAGCACTTCCATTCCCTGAAGTCGTCAATTGCGGCACAGACCAGGATTCCTGGAGGTACTCAGACCACGCAAGGCACTCTTGAAGCGCCAGATTTGGCCTGAGATACGCCCAAACCAGCCGGGAGTGTAACCATAGCTGACCACGAATCGAAAGCGATCTGAAGGCAATCTGGGATGCTTTACGCCAATCGTGGTGACAGAGCCAGATCGCCTGAAGCGTTTGGTCGGTGTCTTTGTCTTCCAACCCAAGCCGGCGCAACAACAGAGCATGGCCGAGGGACAACGGACGAAGTTGCAGACCAAAGATAGTCCATTGCCCTGGCCAAACCGTTTCCGCATATGCCCGGCGAAGGTCCATCAGGATGGAGCAACTTCAGTTGTCAATTCGGTCGTGGTCAACGGTGACCCGATCCCGCCAATGACCGAAGGATCTTCGAGAGTCAATCGCACTCTGCCGTTCGCATCGGTGTTCAATGACCTGGACCCGCCACCGCGGTAGATGTATTTCTTGTTCCACCCGATGTCCTCGCCGGAACTGTCGGGAAGATTCTGCAAGGTTACCTCCGTCCAGACACCCGGCATGGTCATTGCCTGTAGCGCATTGTCGATGGTATTCTTGCCTGTTTCAGGAGTGCCATCCGCCGATGTCCGCACGCCGGCAGGAATCCAATCAATCGTGATTGTATTCCTCCGGTTACGAACCGCGGCACCGATCAATTCACCGTTCTCGTCCCGCAACTCCTCGATATCGGCCTCCTCGGTGTCTTCCAGCGTTTCGAGTTTCTGACCCGCGCTACTGGCAGCCTGATCCGCGCCGAAAGGACCGTAAACCGTCCACGGCCCGCCACGATTTGTCATGGTCGCAAATCCGAAGACTGTTCCTAATCCGTATTGTTTCATGATATACCTTGCACTAACACGTTTAGACTTTGCACTTTCACTCTGTACGCAACCAAACCGTCTTCCGTCCCGACCGGTTCAATCAGAGTCGTTCTCAGTTCCGTCCATTTCTCGTCACTCGGTTGCACTTCTTGCAATGCGTCGAACACAGCAACCGCAATGTCCAGGACATCACCAGCCTGTGCTACCTCGGGATTAGTCCAGACCATCACTGAACACTCAAACTGCCATTGACCGGCCTGCGTGTAACTCAGTGTCGGATACGAGACGATAATCGCATATCCATTCTGATTCAGCCCAGCCTGTGCCGTGTCAATCGTTCCTGGTTGCTCCTCGACAACGACATCCACCGGCAACGTGCCGGCAGCGTTCAGCAACCCTGCAAGTAACTCCTGATATTCTCTGCCGAGGTTCATCCGAAATTCCTCCTCGCCTGGAGTGTCCAGGATCTCCTGAAAGCCGTTTTTGCCCGCCGAGTCAGGATCTTGCGCCGGGTCTTGTCGTTAATGGTCTTCAAGTAGATCTCGGTATCCGCCATCACCTGACGCAACGACATCCCGATGAAGTTGGTGCGCCTGTTCACCGCGGCAATGCCCGGTGTCCGCAAATCCATCCGAATCTCTTCATCGTTTTTTGAGATCAGCGTCAATGCCCCCAACTCACGGCTCCGGTCGTACTGGTAATCTCGACCAACACGGAGGTATCTGCGTCTGATCGGCCTCATGGACACTGCGAGAAGACCGCTTCCTTTCCGTCGTCTTCCAATCTCCGTCGCAATCAACCGCTGATGATCGTTCAATGGCTTTCCTACCTTCGACGCTTTCGGTGCGCTTGCCGATAACGACGCAACCCGGATCCGAGTGCCTATGCCTTTCGCACTGCGATGATAGAAATCTGGCCACGCTTTACGGTAACGAACGCGACCCAACAACCGGCTCATCGTCCACCCGAGGTCGCGCGCTTTCCGGATATTCGTTTGGTCAACGTCCCGACCGGACGCTTCAGCATACCGCTTGAGCGTCTCGTTTAGACGCGCCATGTCATGTTCTGCGGTGATTTTGATCATGGCTCAGTCTGGCAACGGCAGAACCATCCGTGCTTGACCATCTTCACCTCCCCAATCCGGTGTTTCCTGTCGCTGTTATCGGTCAACACCTCACCGGCCCGCGGTTCCGGAGCCTCAATCTCGATCACGATGGTTGCGCCTTCGTCCGGATTAAGCTGCACCTCACCGGGAAGACGATCCGCCATGTTCATCCGGTTGATGGACGCGTTCCACCAGACACCGCGCAGTTGAACCTTCTCCTGGAAACAAGCAAGGCGAGTCTTGAACCCGTGCTGGATCAAGTCATGAGCACTTGGCATTGCCTTGCCTTTCGTGTTCAGTCAGCGGATTCATTCACGCTTTCCCCGAGTTTCTTCCGCAAATCCGTCAACTCCTGATCCAGCTTCCTGACCCATTGCCGGGTCGCCTCCAGGTTCGATTCCACGAGGTCAATGCCCAGCAATCGTTTAAGCCATGCAATCACGGTCTTTGTCCGAACATCACGATGAACGTCTCGACCATCGGATCAATCAGGATCCCGTTTGAATTGAAAAGCTTGATGTCCACGAGTCCGTCAGTGTCGCACTTGCCGACAATCGAGATGAAAGGCCAATCCCAGTGGAAAGCCTTGAACCATTGACCGGCAACAGCATCCGGATCCAGGACCGTAAACGAAAGCTCGGAGTTCGCCGGTATCGTCGGGAGATCGAACTCGTAGGTGCGAAACTGAACGGTAGTGCCAGCCACTGCGCCCCCACCATTTAACTCAGTCCACATGTTCGTGACCGTATTGCCTCGGATCCCGATGCCGTCAACCATGTACAAACCCGGCCCAGGCAACACGACCATATTGGTGTCGCCTGCGGCGGCAATCGCGGCGTCCCATGCAGCCGTGTCGTCAGTGGTGCCATCCCCGACTGCGCCGAAGTCCTTCACGTTGATGACCGAGTTCTGCATTGAATGTAGATCACGCCTTAACGTCGGCGCACCAAACACTCCCTTGGTGTACTCGTTGGCATGTTCCACATACTCACCAACTGTGCCGCCGAATCTCAACGACAGCGTTCCTGCGGTATCCACGTAGTTCTGTTCGGCAACAACCTTTGCACAATTTTGGAGCCACATTCCAACTCCAGATGTCCAAGACGATTTGAATCGGTTGCCCGTAAGATAATAGTCGCCCGTACTATCCGCCGTCTCGATGTAAAACCCGTGACTGTACCCGTCCACCACGTTGTCCAGTATGCGCTTCACCCCCGCCCTGCCATTGGTGACCCGAATGCCTACGCTCGTATTGCTGACGATGTTATTTCCCTGCACCAGAATTCTATCGCCAGGGTAGTTAAGGGTAATACCGCGAAGGACATTCGACATCATGTTGTGATGGACCGTGACATCGTTCAACGGATCTGGTGAGCCACTGATGGTGATACCCGTCAACTGCGAGTCGGTTATCACGTTGTCGCTGATGACCACGTTTCCGTATCCAGGTTCTCCAGTCCGTTGCCCCGTGTACCCGATGGCGGACGCAACATTGTTGGTCTCCAGCAATCCTTGGACTTTGTTGCCCGTGATGGTTCCACCGTTCGCCATCACCATCCGAATGCCAGCGTGCTGGTAGTTCGTCACAATGTTGTCGGCAATAATAGACGCGCCGCTACCGCCCCGGTACACATCAATCGCACCCAGGAAGTTATTGTGGGCATAAGTGCCACAGTAGCTGACGAAGTTACCCGTGGCAATCAGCGTGATCGGAGAAGTGCCTGAGGTCGAACTGGTGACATGGATTGCCGCAGGCCATTGACCATCAGGGATGTTCGGATCACCAATGAACGTACAATCCTCAACCCGCAATATCCCGCCGTCCGAGTTCGTGGCGAAGATGTAATTCCCGACCCCACCTCCTGCACTCCCACTGTGGCCCGTTGACCCCGTGAACTTGCAATCCCTCACCGTTGCATGACCATTGGCAAACCCGCCGATGAAGTTGATTGCCGCCTCGGTTGTGTTGGTGAAGTGGATGCCACGAAACATGATGCCGTCCGGAAGAATCCGCAGCTTGAAGATCGAACTCCTTTCTCCAGATCGATTACTCGCGTTGTCATCGAACGTGCCGCCCTCAATCGTGCCAGTCAGCTTGGGAGCCGTCGTGAAGTCGAACATCGACAGGTTTGTCCTATCCTGATGAGACAGCACCGTGGCTCCCTGTTCCAGCATCATCGACACATCTGTTGTAACCATCACCAGCGCATTCTGGATGCCCGTGCCGCCCATGAGATAAGTGCCGTTCGGGAAGGAGACTGTTCTCTTGTCGGCGGCATCCAACGCAGCTTGTATTGCAGGTTGATCATCAGTCGTACCATCTCCTGCCGCCCCAAACCACCGCACGTCAAGCGAACCCGAGAACTGCCTCCTCCAAGTATAAAGATCATTGATGCTGGGATACACGATAGCATCATCTACTGTTTCCGCGGGAGTAACAGCAATGAACGTACACTCAGGTTGATCCTTGGCGGTTAGCTCCGTGGAAAGACTCGTTGGGTTGTGCGTATTAGTTAAGACGGAAAGGGTATCGTATGAGACGACATTTCCCGTGCTCGCAATGGTTGACGATACAAACAATAGTGACAGAAGCTGTTTCATGGTGTCATGTAACCCACAATTATCCCAACCTCGTTCTCATCAAGAACGCGATCCCAAAGGACATGCTCGAAACTGTAACCGTTCCACCCGATTGCGGAATTTGAATTGCCAAGTTTGGCCCAGTTCCACGCACTGGAAACGCCAGCGTTGGAGAATTGAGAGTTATCAACATAGAAAATGTGACCGCCTGCATTATCCGCTGTAACAGTCAACACGACTGGATCTGTATGGCGAGACACAGAGCTAACTATGTTAGCACCACCCCAAAAAGCTTGCCAATTAGCCGCGCCAGCCCCCATGTACACCGTTGTTGCCCCACCAGAATTAGCACAAGCCCTGCTTGAAGATCCCGCGCTAAAGCTATCTGCTTTAAGATGACTCAGTAAGGTGAATGGCTCAGGCACAGGCGTTCCAGTCGCCCTAAGAATATCCTGAGTAAACGTATTGTCGAAGTAAGCAGCCTGCTTCCCCTGAAACTGCCCCAGTGAAACCCCGTTGGAAGTGTCCAAATCATAAGCACTCCCGCCAGTCCCGCTGTTACGCCATGCCGTGACGTTCTCAGCCTGGGCGGACTGCGACAGACCACGGTCGCGGATGTACCGTGCCTGAACTGAACGCATCTCTATGTCAGTGAGGTCGCGATCCCAAACTAGAAAGTCACTTACCCTGCCCCTAAACCCGAACTCTCCTGCTACACCGAAATTGTCCGCGACCGTACACCAGTCCCATTCATTGGGGAACGAAGTGCCGCCGGAACTCATTGTGGTAGCTAGAATAGAATTGACGTGTCCGGCCGTGGTTCGCGTGACTATAACAATGGGATCGGTAGAGTTAGATGAATCAGAACCGGCATTGTTGTACTCCCAAGTGTTCTGATAACTCCTGAGCAAACACCGTCCAGTACCAGTCGTCCCTCCAAACACCGACCTTGTATCGGTCGAAGTCTCGGATCGTTCGACGACAATTAGCGAGCTATGCGGCCTTGTGATAGTCTGGGCAGTCGCAGGCTGCATGTATTCGGCTCCGGTAAACAGAATCGCACGATGACCGTTGATATCTGACAGCGTAGGTCTACCGGCTGGTGCGGTAAGGTTAAATGCTGATCCGCCAGAACCTGAGTTAGGCCATGTTCCAATTGTGTCAGGGATGTCCTGACTTCGCAGGTTGACAATCGTCTCGCCAATCAGGGTGTCAACCTCGCTGGAACTGAGAGCGTCAGTCTCGATCCCGCTCGGTTGAAGATGGACCACGGCTTCCTTGAGCAATGCCTTGGCCGGATCCAGCTTGCCACCTTGGTCCTGGAACATTATACGAGGTCGCCTTCGCCTCGCGCGTATGCTGCTTGGACCGAATGAAATGATTTGTGCCATTACATTATTTGCGCCCAGAGAATCGTCGTATAGTTGTCCGGACGGATATACTGACCGCCATTCCCGGAATCCGCTTCTCCGCTCACTGTTGCTGCGTAAAGCATCGTCGGCATGGGCGGCTCCGCAACGACCGCAATCTGATCAACCGCATAGACCGTCTCAGCGCGAAGAGCCGTGAATGTCCGGTAAAGGTGAGTTCCGCGGATCTCTACCCACGCACGGTCTTTCCGTCCGTAAACCTTCCCATCCGCCGGCGCATCGGATATCCCGCCAATCGGCACACCAGGCGCCAGTACGACTTTATACTCGTCTCCAGTGACGGTGACCGTGTATTTCGGCTCAGTCAGATTTACTGACCATTGATTCGGATCGCTCACGGACTGGGTTCCTCGGTCACCGTGTTAAGGATATTGAAGACGCCCTGTAACGGTCGCTCGTTTGAATCGGTTTTAATCAGCAACAGGTCGTAGAGGTACGAGCCGGCTTTGTCATCCGTGATGCTGCTGGACGGCATCGCGAGTCGAAACTGTCCATTCGGAGCATCGAAATCGGTGACGGTCCCGTCTGACTGCTGAAAAACCAAGACAGGCGGCTCCTCGCACTTGGCCCTCACTTCCATGCGAGGAGACGTGCCTGTCAGGTCCACCGGAATATCGTCCGGGGCAAGGATCACGACCACTTGACTAAAGGCCGTGTTGACGTGTGCCGTGAAGTCGTGATCCGCCGGTGTCATTACTCGGATTCCTCTTTGACCTTCGGAGGACGACCGGGCTTGCGCTTCGGGTTCGCGTTGACGAACCTTTTGAGCAATCGGTCACCGCCACGAGTGTCTAACTTCCAAGCTGCTGTTACCTGCATATATTCGGAAGTTACCGTCTTCTGGACTGCCTCGGCGGCATCGTCAGTCTGAGTAATCAAACTGACTTTGCCATCCGGAGCCATCCCCAAGACAACGCAGGTCTTGAAGTTAGTGATCATCACTTTAAGCGGTTGTGATTCTCTCCAAGGCGGCACCCTGCGCCACGGCAACGCCGAACAGGTTCGCCACTGAGAACATATGAAGGCCGGTCGTCCAGTCGTACCAAGTCCGGAACTGCATCGGGATCATGGACACAGGATCCACGACGTTTTGAACCTGACCGCCGGGTTGCTCCGGATTCAGCGGAACACGAGCGGCAGCCGCCATTGCGCTTTGATGCAGACACACCGCACCGAGGTTCTCTGAGTTGTCCGGGACCGCGGAAACCTCGTACATGGCAAACCCACGAGCGCGAGGAACGACCAACTCACGAATCGGATCAGTTGACCCGTATGCGCTGGCATCGGAAACGACTGAGGTCTTGCCAACCCCGGCATAGTAATCGGGAGGCAGAATCGCGGAACGGTTTTGCCTCGGACATTTGGCCGCACTCAGTGCCGCTGAGACATCCGCCAGGACATCGGCATCAAAGTTCGCCGCCGTGCTGACCGTGTTGCTGCTGTAATTGGCAGCCACGACAAGAGTCCAAATAGCATCCCAGATCGGTTGCGACAGACCCTCAACCATCGGCTCAACGAATGTATCACGGAACATCCGCGGCCCGCCACTGAACGCATTATCAACGTCGTCAATGCCGATTGAGACATTGTTGTTGACTGTGAACGTCACACTGACCGCCGTGCTTGTCGCATCAATGGCAGCGTAACCGGCGGTCTTGATCGCCTGCGCTGAAATCGCGGAAGCAATCCTTGTCGTGACACCGTCACCGGCACTGGCGCCCTGCGGCAGGAAGTTTTTGCTGATCGCATTCAACGGAGCAAACGATGCACCGAGGTAATCAACAGCCGCGGCACTGATCACCGTCGTCCACATTCCACCAAGAGTGTTGGCGTTGCGAAACTGCTGAATCGGGTCACGGACACCGCGGAACGATTTGACCGTTGCCGCAAGAGACTCATGAACCTCCTCACGATTCTGCGCGTAAAACTTCCTCCGGGACGCTAGCGAAGCAATCGCCTGCATTTCCTGGATGGAAGTACCACGAGCAATTGCGCGCCCGATGCTCACCGGGTCGGAACCAACCGAACCTTTGATGCTGCCCAGAAGTCTCTGCGCTTTCGCGAAGTCCTCCACGGCATCACTGATCCAGGTGTCCCGATCTTCAGCGGTGATCTTGCCAGCCTCAACCGCTTCGTCCACGAGACGGCCAGCGCGATCCTTCTTGAGTTCCTCAAGTTCTTTGGCTTGCTGCGCCAATTCGTTCTTGATCTTGCTATCCACCGCGGGCTTCGGCGCCTCGGTGGCCTTGTTCTCGACTTGTTCAGTCGTCTTTGGCGGATCAACCAACGGCAAATCCGCCTGATTTGTTTCGTTCATGTCAGGTTTCCGTTTTGCGGATTGATCCGCTTTTGGTTTCGCATCGCCCTCCGCACTCACGGGAGCGTTACGGAAATTCTTCAAGTCAACACCCTGGATCAGAACAACCGCATCATCGGATGCCTCGGTCACCGTATCGACGAATCCTTCATCCTTCGCCTGCCGTGCGGTGTACCATGTTTCGTCCGCCATGCGTTGTTTGATCGTCTCGGTTTCCATGCCGGTCTTGAGTTCGTATACGCCGGCAATCTGATCCCGGATCTTGTCCAGTGCTTGAGCCGTCTTCTGATGATCCTTGGAAGTGCCGATAGTCATGCCGGAAGGATCGTGAATCATCAGCATGGTATTCTCCGGCGCTTGCACTTCTTCACCGGCCATAGCAATCACCGAGGCAATGCTCGCGGCGATACCGTCAATCCGAGTCGTGACGTTCTTACGACGGTTCAGAGCATTGTAAATCGCCAAACCCTCGAACACGTCACCGCCTCCGGAATTGATGCCTACGGTGATCTGCCGTCCACCAGGAATCTTATTCAACTCACCGATGAACTCCTTAGCGGTCACACCGTTAATCCCGATTTCGTCCATGATCAGGACTTCATGCGACCCATCGGCCTGATCGGTGAACTTAAACCATTTCGCACTCATGTTTCTCTGTTCCCACTGGGTTTGACAAACCGCTCTGCGCTGTGAGGTATCCGGAAACTCGGTCGTCATGACCCCGTCACCCATGCAACGCTGAATAAACTCGTTTTCACGCTCACCACTGTTTGGAGTCGGAATCGGCATCAATCCTCCGCTACAACAATCGTATCAGATTCAGGCTGTATGCTCTCCATCAGGTCTGATGGCTGAATGCCCGCCGATTCCGCCACGGACGCGGCAAAAGCCAGTTCCTCGGCTTTCTGGCGCAGTTCCTCCCGCCAATCCTGACCAGTCTCCGCATAAATGCTCTCCAATGTCCGCATACCGGCCCGATGCTCGTTGATCATTGCCGTGCTGTTCCGGCCAACATCCACATTGACCGCTCGCGGTGGATGAATCGTGATTTTTCCCCAGTCTTCAGGTGGATTCGCCAATGCCTGATCCGTCTCAACCGCATTACCGACGACGTAATTCCAAACCCGTTGGATGCTTGCGGAAATCAGTGTCGAGTAACCTCTGAAATGCGCGTTCGCCAAGTCCAACACCGCACGGGTCACCGTTCCGTTCAGGCTTTCTGGAAACACAAGCTGACTGGGGATGTTGACGCCAGCGCAGACCTTGTTGACGAGCCAGATCCAATATTCACGAACAGCGACACTGGGACGGTCACTCCGAAACTCTTTCATGTCGTCACCGTGCATCATCACCTCCGCGGAGGCGCCGAACACCTGTCGGTAATACGTCGAGCGATCCGTGTTATCCGCACTCCCACTAATCAACGTCTCTTCATCGTCCAACTCGCCGGATTCAGTCTTAATGACCTTCGTGATCTGTGCATTGTCCCGTGCCGCCTGCTGTTCAAGCTGTTGGAGGTCTTCCAGATCGTGAATGTCATTCAGGACGGAAGCGAACATTGTGATGCCGCGAACCTGGGAAGGCCGGAGCGGTTCGTACCCATGAACCATCCACCGCGCCTGAACCAACCGATAATTGGTCTGCCCGCGGTCGTTCTCCTCGGCCAGGTAATACGCCTCTGGTCTTCCGTATTGATTGACCTGGACACCATCAATCACATTCGGATTCTCCCGCTGATTCGGTGGCGTCTGGATCTGGTACGGTTGAATGAACTGGATTCGGTTCCGCCCAGTGTCCGGAGAGTTGACCAGCAGGATGAAATACTCTCCGGACACCATCAGCTCCCTCGCCATCAACCGTTGTAGCACCGACCACGGAAAACGACTCGTCAGATCCGCGAACTGTTCCCACTGACCCCACCATTCCGCCGCACGAGCGTTCCAGTCCGCGTCCATGCTAGAAGGCGTGATCCGCAATCCAGTCCCGATGACATGGTTGACGAACAGATCCGCGAGCCGGTTTACCAGAGGAGAGTTGCGATCCCAGTAATGCGCCTTCCGAAGCAGTTCAAGACGCGACTGACCGTTGGCGACATTTACGTCATCCGGCCCAAGACTAAGGTACGACCGATGTCTGGTGTACTGTGCCGCCTCATAATAGTTGCGGATCGGTTGCTTGGCCGGCTTGATCGGCTGACCGTGCATGTCCAGGATTCGTGCCGCCTTCATGGTCTGGTCATGCCCGAATACACACCGGCAATCCGCTTGCGCTGAACAATCTTGCCCATCATACAAGCGTACAGATCGCAGTCCGTGGGTTCCGAATCACTGGATTCAGCCACGCACTGTTCGTAAAGGAGGAGCAGATCGTCCGTTGCGGAAACCAACGTCGCCTTGTTGATCCTCGTGGCAGACTTGAAGGTTACAGACTCACCGTTGCCGGTCGTGCTCTGGATCTGCTGACCGGCATTGATGTAATCGGAGGAAAGCTGAACGGTGTTCGCCGCAAGCAGGACATCGTACAGCGGCAAACGTTGCTCTTGGGCAACCTGCCATAGTGACCTTAGAAGAGTTCGTTTCGTGCTCGCAGTAGCACCCACGAACTAAGATTGACCGAGGAACCGGATCAGTTCCACTGAAGGATTCCGCAACTTACCGCAGGTTACCGCGGTTTGCCGCGTTTCCATTTTGGCCCACCGTTACGGCGCAACCACTGTCGAGCTTCCTCAAGCGTTGCCCGGTGTCCCGTCATCCGGAACCCGCTCGCCTTCATCTGCTCAACGTACCGTTGACTCCGTCTCAGTTGATCCGCCAGTTCCGTTGTCGTCAGCAGTCTCATCCTTCGGCTCAAACAAACGGTGCAGGATCGATCCTGCCACCTGTAACACTTCGCAGTCAAACAAGTGATTCGGCCAGCGTTGACTCCGTTTCTTCCATTCCCAACTCGTCCGTCCGGTTCTCTGGTTCAACCGCTGCACCCGAATCTCCGAATCCAAGTGCTTCCAGTATTCATCGCTGGACGCTGTCCGCGACACCTCCCACTTCCGCCGACCATCGCCACGGCGCACCCGTTCCAGGATATCCTTCATCTGGAACGCATTGAAATCCAGGCGCCGGATCTCCGTCTTGCCACGGCGCCTCACGAACTTGCCCGACACAGGATCCATCGGAACCGTCCGATACGCCCGCTGCACACCGTTGATGGTCCAAGTGATCTCCCGGTCATAGCCCTTGGTTGGCATCCACCCGCGCCATAGCGCCGGCTTCATCGGTCGCAAGATCGGTCGTCCCCATCTCATGCAATTCTCGAACACCACATTCGGGATGTACCCCGAATCAATGAACACATGGTAATCCTTGACTCCGTGCTTTTCCTGAATCTCCCGCAGATCGTCCCAGCGTTCCGCGGATGTCGCCTCCAGACAGACACTGTCTCCGTTCTGCCACCTCCGGATCACGTACCAGAAAAACGGACTCGTACCTTGGCAATCCACCGTCATCAGCGTTGTCCCTTCCGGCGCCGGGGCATCGGTCACCACGACCGGACGGTCAGACTCTGGCCCGCGTTCCTCCCACGGCTCCGCCAAAATGCTGTTCACGAAGCCCTGGAGCCCTCGGTGACTGGTTACGCTATCTACCCACTCAAGAGCCAACGCGGCCCAGCAGCATTGATCCTGAGGCGAATAAAGGCTATTCAGGTGATAGGACCGGACTCCGGGGATCGCGTTCTCGTTCTCAGGCACCCAAATCCCATTCTTGATGATCCGCGCCTTGTCCTTGTCAGTGATGATTCCACCGCATTCCTGGCACTCGTAACGTGCTATGCGCCGGATCTCGTTCCGGTCCCACTCGCCATTCTCCTTCCGCGCCTCGCCAAACTTCACCTGATCCCAGACAAACGCGATCAGAGCCTTGCAGTGCGGACAGGTCACCTTGTACCGGCGACGATCGCCGCGGAGGTAATGCTGCCAAATCTCACCGTCCTCGACCGTAGGCGTGCTGGTCAGGATGATTTTCGGTCGCTTGAACGAACGAGTCCGCATTTTCGCAAGCTCAATCGCGCTCGCCTCCTTCTCCGTCGCATCAGCAAACTTATCCGTCTCATCACAGATCAGCCACTTGACCGGACGGCTCGCCAAGTTCGCGGGAGAATTGCTGCCGACGAAATTCAGCGTGCATTCGGTGAACCGCTGCTCCGAGTGGCTGATCGCGTAACGGTCATCCGGCATCAACCCCTTCAATGACTCGCATTCGTTGATCATCGGCAGCCACCGGCTCCGGCTGAACGACACGCCGAGGTTGTGATTCGGCATCACCCACAGCATCCCTGCCGGCTCGTTTCCCAAGACCCAGGACGCAATGCCCATCACCGATACGGTCTTCCCAAGCTGCACACCGGCACAGAGCGTGCATTCGGTGATCCGCGGATTGCTGGCGGTCTGCATGATCTCCCGGAAGTACGGACGAATCCGGAGCGGCCCGTTCTTCTCCGACTCCCACGGCCCAAGCGTCAACGACTGCTCACACCACTTGACCACGTTCCGCGTCTTGCCGTTGACCTTGACCTCCGGCTCCGGTTCCAGTTCCAGACTGCGCCGAATCTCCTCCTTCGTCGTCCGACTGATATTCGGGTTATCCAGGATCCACAACTTCGCCGCTCGCACGTCATGTCGCGGCATCCCAGCCCTAACCCGTTGAAACACAGTGTTTTCCGCGCAGTTCAAATGCCGCGCCATCTCTACTGCCGTGATCGGTGGCATAGCTCAGATTTGCCTTGTGCTGCGTCGCTGACTTCCCGGTGGAATCGAATCATTACTAACCCGCTTAGGATGTCATCTTTACAAGTAACGGACTGACAATGACTTATGACGGTGTAAGATTTTCCGACAATCTTGCGCGGAACC